GATTTGACCAACTGGACCTGTCATTGGCTGAACGCCTACCAACTCGTTAGCGATAACTGTTGGCATTACACGACGGATAACTGGTAGAATAACACGGTTTAGTGTAGCTACGTTACCAGCAGTAGTTGTACCGGCTGCAGATTCAGCCAATAATGACTTCTTGGTGTTTTCTAAGATAACACCCATTGTTGAACGACGAGTACCTTTAAGACCTTCAAGTAGGGCTTCTTTAGTCTCATCCCAACGGCTTTCTAATAGAACTTGTGACATTTATATTTCTCCTAAAATATGTCTTTTAATTTTTAAAGCCCTGCCAAACGCTTAAGGTCGATGACGTTACTACGGTCTTCAACTTCAACTTGTTTTGTGGCAGTTTTATCCCCAGTTATTGCTACGCTCTCAGCTAGAACAGATTTAGTTTTCACTACATCTTTCTTTTCTGTGATTGTTGTCAATACTGCTGGTAGATATTTTTCAAAAGCGGCCTGTAGACGAGGTGTTTGGACGCTTTCTAGTAAGTCACGCATAACCTTTGCTTTCTCCTGATTTAGAGGAGCTAACAAGTCATCCATTGTCTTTTGACGGTCAGTGGATTCTTTGATAATGCGAACTTCACGTTCTTTGCTTTCAACTAATTTCTTAGCATCAGCGATTTGTTTAGTAGATTCAGCCAACTGAATATCTTTTTGCGCTAATGCTGACATTAGCTTGCGTGTTTCTGCTTTCTCATTTAAATGAGTAACAGAGAATTCACTTGCGAAAGATTCGAAGATTTTGCGACCAAAATCGTTTTCACGAGCAATCTTAATATCTTCTTTCAATTGAGCCATTTCACCCTTAAGATGTTTTGCAACAGATTCGTTAATTCTCTTAGCACTTTCAGCAACGAACTTTGCCTTTAGTGTTTCCAATTGTTTACGACCTTCAGCAACTAACTTAACTTTAGCTTCAACTACAGCCTTCTTGTCTTGGGCGAATTCTTTAATTTCACCTGCAAGTGCTGAAACAACGAATTGTTCTAGCTTTTGTTGGCTTTCTAGTTGTAGTTTGCGTTCATTGCGTAGTTCTTTGATTTCTTCGGCTAAGTGACTAACCATAAAATCATTGAACTTAGCTACGCTTTCACGTAGTTTCATTTTAGCTTGAACACGGTCTTCGTTCATTGCTTTTCTTTCAGTTTGAAATTCGGAAATTTCTTCTGAAAGACCGTCTGTCATCATCTTATCAAGGGCTTCTACCATTACACTTTTATCATGTTCGTAACGTTGTGCGAACTCATCACGTAGTTCCGCACGAACTTGTTCTCTAGCTTCGTTTAGCTTAGATTCCCATGCCTCGTTTAAAGCACTAGAAGTTTCTTCACTAATAAGACCAGATTCAAGCAATGGTTTGATAGCATCTAACATGCTGGTATCCCCTTATTTAATTTTGAGATCCTTGATGAGGCGAGTTACTTCCTCTTGCAGGTATCTCTGTACTTTTTTGTCTTGTTGTGCGTCTTTTGCAATATCCAACATTCTATGACCATGACGCATATTCATCATTCCTTCATAGATTGCTTTAGGATAAGCATTAGGAGCACTAGGTTGGGCGACAATATCAACCGTGACTATTTCAAAGTCACTAACTCTACCGTCCAAGTCACTCACGTTACCGCTACCACGACTTGAAACGCCTAGCTTTACACCACTCTCCAACATTGTAGACACTAACTGTCCCATTGGAGTTGGTAAAATCTTTAACTTACCGAAACCGTTTGGTCCATCCATCCACATTTGAGTAATCATATGTGATACGCGGTCTAAGTTAATTTTTAAATCATCTGGGTGGTCAACTTCACCTAAGACTGAATAGCCTGTTTTGATTTGTTCATTAAGAGAATCGACAGCAGATTCGATTTCGGAAACAGGGTAAACACGCTCATTAGCGTTCTTTACCCCGCCCTGAATAAAAATCCCCTTCATATAAAGGGATTTTTCTTTGCCTTCACCTGACGACTCAACGACCATGCTAGCACGGTCGAATGTCAAGTGTTCTTTGAGATACAAAGCCATTTCTCTCAGATTCCTTACTTAGCTAAAGGGCTCTTAGTGTTTACACCGCTAGCTTGTGATGTAGT